GCGTGAACTTAGTAAAGATAGATCCTAGTAAATAACCAATAGCCATCTGATGTGTTTCCATACCGGGCTGTTCAAAGAAACTCATCGCTTCTTTCCATTTCTCGTACGTGCCTTTTGGTTCAAATGCTGTAAACAATCCCGCGGTAGAACTTGTTGGTGGATTATATTCGACCCTATCTGCAAAGACTTCTTTATCGCCTAATACAAATGATTCAAAATTATTACCCACCCAACCAAATTGTCTTTTGGCTACATCTGATTTTATTTTATGTTGCATATCCATTACCCATGTATTTAAGTAGTATTGAATGTCCTCAAACTTCATAAGAGTTACACCGTTTGACCCAAGGTATTTGCGTACCTCGTCTTTAGAACTTACCGATGCAAATGGCATAGTAAATTCTCTTACCCCATCTTTTGGTAAATGCAGTCTGATTACTATTGACTCACCAAACTCAGGGTCGTGTAACCTACGTGAAACGTATAGGTCATGTTGGTAAATAAGTACTTCTTGGTCTTCACCATCTTTATTAACAATTCGTTTAAATATCCCCCCCTGCTTACCACGAAAATAAGGCGCGGGGTATTCTGGAATCACATATATCTGTGATATACCACTTGGCATATTAATAGGTGTGTCTTCAATTACATTGTCTTCTTCTGTTGCTTCAAGTACTTCACGTCCTAACACAATAGGAGATTTAATTATTCCTTTATTGCCACAACCATCGCATCCTTTAGGATTAAACTCCTCGAACTTAGCACAGGTATACGGGCCACCTTTAATACCGTACACTTTTCGTTCTGTTTCATTGGGGTCGTATTCTGGATGTCTACATGAAATCTTATGTATAGCTATATCAGCATCGACACAAAATTTAGCAATAGACAAACCCGCCCGCCACATTGGTTCCGACATTGTTTCTTGGTTCTCAATAACATACTTAATCTGTTGGCATCCTGAGCCTTTAAGTGTCTTATCAAGTATTGTCTTAAACCTATTAGTGTAATTAGCTAGCAATGCTTTCGTTACTTCATCCATTTCCCTTGGCGGGATAAATGACTTTCGTGCTTTTACTGGTTCACCTATAATATCTTTCAGTGTGTTGTATGACTTAGGTTGTGCAGGAACACCAATCAATTCAACTGGGCGTGGGGTATCCTGTTTAAGGTTTAACGTTCCGGGAATACGTAATATCCGTGCCGGATCCGCTGTCACTGAAGGGTCTGCAAACAAGCCATGCACATCACATAAGTATTTAAGTTTATCAGCTAGTGGTTGCCATGTTTCACGTGAAACAGGTTCATCTAAAGTCCAATAAACGTGCACACCCCCGCCTGAATTAACAAGCGTTGGTTTAGGTAATTTTGTTGCTATGCAAAATTCTTTTAATGCATTAATTGCTTCTTGTTGATTGGTATACGGTTTCCCATTACCACAGTCTAAGTCCAAGTATAAAGATTTTAAATGGTTAACATTAACAGCTTTTCTTGATTTACCATCTACAAAAGTTGCTAGCGCATAGTAGGCGTTATATCCCTCTTTAACTAATGATTCCGCAGCGGATACAACATTCTCTATTGTCTTATAAAATTTTTGGATTGGCCTGTCGGCTTCTGTCTTTAACCCTACTACGCAATAAAACCCTTCCTGTCCAAGGACTTGTTCTAAAAATTTATTATTGTCCATTCTCCACCCAAAGCGTAGGGTGGGGTTACTTACAGACTATTGTTTACAATCATATAACTAACAAATAGGATACAGGCTATTTAAAGTCGCCGAGCCGACTCGTCTGTGTTCACCCCGAAGTTATATTTTATACATCATCCCATTCGTTTACCAAGTCACCAAGACTAGATTCTTGCACTACAGGTGCCGGTTTCTTGGTTGCTACTTTTTTGGGTTGTTCAACTTCTGGTTCGGACTCTTCAAATTCCTCTGCTTGTGGTTCTGGTTCAGCAACTTTAGGTTTAGCTATAGCGTTCTTAGCTTTTGGTTGAGCCTGTTCAAACTCTTCATTGTGTGTTTTCACATTGTCAGTCTGAGCCACAGTCATAGTGATTGCTTTAATCGCATCATCACTCTTCATAAGACGTTGTACTGTCTCATACTCTTCGCTAGTTACTGGGCGGACTGGCTTAAAGGTTACTTTCGGCGTAGCACTGCTTGTATCAAAGCGCATCTCAGTTACAACACCAATGATAGGCACACCGTTGTTTTGCAAGAACTTAGCGTATGCGTTCAATGGCATTTTGTTTTTCTCACCATCACCAAAGATAGACTTGGCGGGTAATACTAACTGATATACGTTCTCGTTTTCATCACCCTCAATAATTACTGCTAAACGGCGTTGATGTCTACAAGCACGACTATTCTCTTGTCCACTACCTTTAATATTCTGTGGGCAGTTTAAACAAGTTAATGATTGTTTCTTTTCTGCTGACTCATCTGGACGTTGCCCATCTGCTGACCAACATGCGGGACTTAATACTTCACCCTCTGTATAGGTCTTGTCATAGTAAGTACGTGATACATGTGGCGCAGCATTAATAATAATGATGTTCATAGCACGTTCTTCTGATAAACGTACTTCTTCACCACCAACTAACTCACGGAATACACCACCTTTGATACTAATACGGCGCATGCCACCGCCTGTACCGCCCGCTAATGAAGATGTAACTGGATCTACTGCATCCTTAAGATAGGCGGGTAAACCACCTTTAAAAATTGCTATATCGTTACTCATTGTAAATTCTCCTTAAATGTCATCGTCTGGGTTAAAGTTCATTTCTAATTGTGTACCTTCGGGTAACGGAATACCGTCTGTACTTTCATCTCCACCAAGCTTACGCAGTGCTGACTCAACTTCACTTATCTTAAACCGATATACACCACCGATTTTTAAAGACGGTACTAAGTTTTGCCTAATCCACATACGCACAGTTGAGACTGATACAGAGAAATAGTCCGCTACACCCTCTATTGGTACAAAGGGTTCATCAGTCATTTTTGCTCCTTTTTATTGTTACTGAATACTCCATACTTGAATTAAGCCCGGGAGGTAGTACCTCTGGGTTCTCTTCAAGATAAGCCTTAATGTTGCCTTGGTTTAAACGCTTTTCTAATAACTGTGGCATGTTATTGTCCACAATAAACTTGTGCATTGCATCCCAATCATTTGTCGAATAAGTCGTGCGTACAGTACGGTAGACTAACCCCGATGATGTACGGATACTTTCGGCATTGAGGGATTTCATGTGCTCAAGGATAGCGAATTTCACTTGGTTCATATCAGCCTCAATACCTTTTATCTTGGCCTCAAGTTCCTTAGAGATTTCCGCTTTTTTATCCCGCATCTTGATATAGACACGAGTCAGTTTTTCGAGGGAAATATCCCCCATTGCTTCATTATCAGCCATAATATTCTCCTTAATATGTCGTAGCAGTACCTATTGGTTTTCTTACTACATGTCCATTACAATACTATCAAAGTTTATTTTAGTCAAGCAAATTCTTATAAAGATCAACTAATTTTTCGTGGTCATTTATTTTATTATCTAACATGTTATAGAGTCTATTCTCAACTTGTGACCCCTGCAGTCTGACCACTGTGACTGGATGTTTCTGACCCGCTCTATGCGCCCTTGCATTAGCTTGAGCATATATTTCTAAACTGGACGTAGGACCCCACCAAACGATTGTATCGGCAGCGGTGAGTGTTACCCCATGCGCCGCAGCTTGTGGTTGTATAACCAATATACGAGGGTCTGGCGTTGTCTGAAACCGACTAAATATCTCTGCCCTTTTAGACGCTGATATTTGACCATTTATTATCTCTGTTGAGAAACCATCACTAACTAATTTACTAGAAAGAATTTCAATCGTATTCCTAAACGGAACAAAAATCAAAACCTTTTGCTGAGTTTCGTCTATGACTTCACGCAACACTTTGTATCTATTAGATATATCAAATTCTAATGTTTCACCTGAATCAGAATATACTGCACCGCACGATAACTGCAGTAGCTTATTAATAGCTACTCCCGCGTTTACAGCCGTAATCTGCTCACCTGATGCTTCCATAATCAAGCGGTTCTTAAACAAGGTATAGTATTTTTTCTGTTGTGGTGTTAGTTCAACCTTACGAGTAACATAGGTCATGTCAGGCAAATCAAGACATTCATCCTTGGTGTAACGTATTGCAGGCTGAAGTGCCTCATGCACTATATGTCGTGCGTTTTCTCTGGGCACCCACTTAAATTTACTAACCTGTGTCATCACCATATCTCTGAACGCCCCACGAAATTTGGGCACACCTGTCGGGTTAACTAACTTAGCTAAACCATATGCATCCATAGGCGACTGCGCTGCTGGTGTTCCCGTCATCATCCACAACCAAGTGTCTGGCTTTAATATCTTATTAAGCGTTTTCCATCTAGTGGTCTGATTGTTCTTGTATGCATTAGCTTCGTCGATAATAATTAAATCAAAGCCCGCATCTGCAATAACATCCTGTACGATCTCAACCCCATCATAGTTAATGATGACGTACTCTGCCTGGGAGTTAATTATCTCTTCTCGCTTTTCTCTTTTACCATGAGCAATGTCCACGGTGCGGTGCATAGCAAAACGGAACAAGTCGGCTCGCCATGCCGAATCCATAATCGACAACGGGCATATCACAAGTACACGCTTAATTCGCCCAAGTTTCAGTAAGTAGTCTGACGCCCATATAGCTGATGCAGTTTTACCTGTACCTTGTTCATTCAAACAAAAAGCTCTTCTGTTCAAAGTAAGAAAAGACGCTGTAACACGTTGGTGTGCAAATGGTTGATGCACTCCGGGCCAGCTATAATCTTTATATATTGGTGATGGTACATCTCGTATCTTTAAGTTCTTGAGAACCTGAGCTTCATCTAAAGACCATTTTACTAGTACTCTATTGTCACCAATGTCTTTACTATTAGGTATAACTGTCGTAACCCTCTGTGGGTTTTTTAATCTAAGCAGTAGGGCTTTATTCTCTATTATCTCCATTACTTCTTCTTTTTATGTCCGTTCCTAGCACGGTTGACGCTCGGTGATACAAGGCGGATACCGTCTTTATTCGAGCCACCTTTGCTAAGCATTTTTATATGGTCAATGTCTTTACCTTTACGGTCGACACCCTCTTTATCTAACTTACGTCTTGCACGTTGGCGTTCCATACGTGCCGGTAATTCACCTCTTTCTTTCTGTAATTGATATTCATGTTTATAATTTCTATCTTTTGGGTTTTTGTATGGCATAATAGTCTCCTAAGTAACGTTACCTTATTATACCCATACTCCCTTTTAATTGTTCTCTCACTTCGTTTTCAATCATAGTGTTTAATTGATACTGAAAGTTACTCATCGAAAATAGCATAGTAGATAAGTTTTCTCTGATTGTTTCTAATATCAAATACCTAATATCGGGTTCACGTAAGTGGGATTTAAGTATTGAGCCAAACCGTATACGTGCGTTATATATTGGGTCACTACTTGATAGTGACGGTTTTTCATTCTCATACAATAACAACTCCACTAATGCAGTCATTACTCTCTCATTAATGTCGTGATGTAGCATCAAGGCTACATCTGCTGCGTCTTCATTTTTGTCCATTATGCTTCCTCTTCACACATCCAATGGCTTGGTTTAAAACAAAGTCCGCCAAGCAAAATAGCCAATGCAAACCACCAACCACTATGATTAAGCACAAATACCGCGTAGCCAGTCCCGCCAAACAACATTCCCTCCCAAAAGATAATGTAGATTAAATAGGTTAAATATCTCATTATTTATTCTCTTTTGGTTCAAACCACTTACCCTCATAGCCACACCGATGCGTATCTTTAATATCACGCAAGGTAGCTACTTTCCAATACTCAGGTGCTCCAGTTATACGATTATATAATTGTGGGTGTGCGCAAACAAACTCACGAGGTGCAAAAAGTGTGGTTCGATCAATAGTTTCTTTACAGTGTTTACAGGCACGGCATGCACGAATTTCCATTATTTACTCCTTAATAACAAAGCGCGTTTTGAATAACCATATAAATCAAATACAAATTAATAAACACAAATGTAAGCATTAAATATCTACTTTCTTCCATTATTCATTTTTCTCATCATTAGTTTATTTATTTTATTCATCTTTTCGAGATGCTTAATTACCATCTGCAAATCGTTTATTGAATACCAACCATCTTCTAAGTAAACTTTACCTACCTCATAAGTTTTATGCTCTTCGTCATTAAAACCTTTTAATATTACATCTTCAATCTCTAAAGCAAATGGCAATTCAAGATTCTCTGGCGCAACAAAAATAAATGTAGGTTGTTGTTTAGGGTGTTTT